AATCCATTGTGTGCCATCTTCTTTAAGAGAAGTAATCAAATGTGATACACGGTCTAGATTGATAGATGGTGATTCAGGATGTCCTAATTCACCAAATGCACGATGCTTGTTGATGTACTCATTAGTATAACGAGCAACTTCATTTTTCATCGTTGCATATTCGTATAAACGACCGTTACGGTTTTTCTTTTCCGCAACTAGAAATGGTCCTTCAATATGAAGAACTTTTTTACCGTCAGCTTCTTCTACAAGATAGTTAACGGCTTCGTTGATTTCTTTAATTAGTTTCATGGTCTGACACCATATGGTCCGTAGTTGAAAGCACCTGGGTCGTTGAACTGACCACGTTGGTAAGTAGAGTTGTCTTTACGCAATTCAATAATGATTGTGTAAGAGTTGTTTGCTGCCATACCTCTTGTACGAATACCAATGTCACCATTGCAACCTGTAACCATATTATTGGCTTTTGCTGAATTAGGTATTGTTACCCAATTTGCTGCACCATCGTATTCGTAAGTACCAGAAACCAACAAAGCAGTTTCAGTAGGATTAGCATTCCAATAAATGTCCACGTCAGCAGAAGTTGGATTAACGCAGTCGTACCACACTCTGAAAATGGATAAACCATAATAACTTAAAGCGGTATTACTTAAACTGGCCGCAGTATACAATGGAACACCATTGGCGTCCAAAGCACCGTACAAAGTATTTGCTTGAATACGATGTGGATTGTCTTCTTGACCAGAACCATCAAACTTACCAGTTAATTTAATAACTGCTTTCTCTGTGGTGTCTTTTATGACTTGATATGTAAAAGCGTTAGCCATTTATTATTCCTCTTGACTGTATTCTTCTTCAGACTCAACTTCATCGTCTAGTTCTTCTGGAAAAAGACTTTGTGCTACGTTCACTTTTTGAGCTTGAATATGTGCATTAACTCTGTCGTGGATAGAGGCATACAAGGCATCACGCATTGCCTTAGCATCATCATTCATTGCATAATCTATAATTGCTCTTGTGTCCATGTTAATCTCCTTTGTGGATCCTATTTATAATATACGTTTTAACTTGCCAAATGTTGTTTCTTCTGCTTTGGATTTAGCTGCATCAGTTGCTTTTGCTTCTTGTTCTGCCGCTGCTTTATCCGCTGCCACATCATCTGGATGTTGTGGTTGTTGTGGAATATCCGATGCCATCATTTGGCCAGCAACACCGTTCATTACTTCAACTGGTAATCCAAGACCTTCTTGTTTCTCTTTGTCAATTTCTTTTTGCATTTCGGCAATACTGTTATCATCCAAACGCAATACATTCTTTTGAATCCACTTCTGAGAGAAATATCTTCCAGTATATGGATCAATCTCACCAAGGAGAGACAATCTTTCTCTCATCAACTCAGCATCTTTTAACTCTGTGAAGTTGTTATCTTTGATGAAGTTGTAGTAAATGTTTTCTTTAAACAGTTCCCATTCTTCAGCAGTACAGATACCTTTGAGTACACATTGTGCTCTCAAGGCTTGGTCAAATACATCAGCAAACTTATTACGGAGTCTGTCTACAAACTTACTAAACTTTAATTCGTCACGAGTTACTTCAGACACACGGCCTAAAGAGAACCCTTGGTTAGGTTCCAAACGAGAAATTGGTACACTCAATGACTTGTATAGTTTACGTTCAAAGTACTTAACGTCTTCCAACTCACCTAGGTTTTGGCCACCAGGTAATGTTGTAATTTCTGTACCTTTGCCACCTTCTCTACGTGGTAACCAAAAATCTTCCATCATAGACAAGAATTTGCGGTCATCACGGACCTCACCAGTGTTGGCATCATATACCAACTTGTTCTTGTACTTAACCATGATATCACGGAGGTACTGTTCAGCCTTTAGTTTAGGCAAGTTACCTACGTCAATATAGAAAATCCTACGTTCTGGTGCACGAGAGATACGATAGATAACTGTCGCATCTTCAATCATACGCAATTGATTTAAAGGTTTGATTGCCTTATGCAAATACGACAACACAACCGCTCTACGTGAATCCATAAGGCCGGATACAACTGAAATAATGGAATCAGTAGTGATACGAACACCAACAGGACCAAAATTGCTAGATGCACCAGTAGTGACCTTGTCATTGTAAATATAGTATTCATTGATTACGTCCATTACATCAACGCCAGTGCGTTCATCTTTTTTCTTTTTAATCTCACGTACCTTGCGTAGTTTACGTGGATCAATATATCTCAACTCTTTGATGCCTTGAGTTGGATTTTCTCTGTCAATAATAATGTGGTAATACATTTTACCATCAATATAGTATCTACGGAAAATATCCTGAGCCATGTTGTTATAGTTCAACAGTTTCAGGATAGTTTGAAATTCTGCTCGAATAGCTTTCTTAATCTTTTCGGATTCATTTAGATTATCCAATACAATATCGATAATCTTACCATCATCGTCTTGGCAAATTGCTTCGTTTACAATATCATCAATTGCCGATTCTATTTCAGGTTGCATGGCCATCTCACGATAACGAGAGATTAACTCAACCTCATTTTTTGCTGTACCGTCTAAGTCTACATATGTACCATAATATGCTGCAGAAGTTATCGTCAGAGCACCATCGTCATTCGTTGGAGGCGAAAACGATTGTTGTACCGATTGTTCTTGCTCGTTCTTATCACGAGAGATAGAAAAACCGAATAGAGAAAACTTATTGATTGCTGCCATATTTTTTAAAATTCCATTTCAAATAACCATAAAAGAGGAGCCGAAGCTCCTCTACATAAAAACATCAATATATTAGGTAGTAGTATTTGCTTCCCAGTATTGGAATGCAAATGTTGCTGCATATTCTTCAATCGTATCGTTTGATCCCCAGTCTAGGTCGATAGCAGCCAAATCAGTTGGGAATAAACCAACAAAGTTGTAAGTCTTTAGTGCTTGACCAGCTTTACCGTATTGTGTAACTGTGGCATCTACTGAATAACCAGCAGGTGCAACAGCGTTAGCGTTACGGACGTTACCAGCGTGACTGTTAAGAGCGTTCATCCAATTCTCAAGACTATTACGAATCAAAAAATCTTCATCGTTAATAATAGTCAATGTCCAATCGGTGAATGTTCTGTTACCTGAGAACTTAAGCTCACGACCAAAGTAAGGTACTGTTACAGTACCAACTGTTGATCCAGGTAATTGTGCAGATTTAGCCAAGAAAGTTGTTTTCTGAGCAGCTGCATTGCCGTTAGTTACGATAGTAGGGAAATTTAAAGAAACAGAGAATAGATTGGGACGGGCACCGTCTCCAACCATATTCGCTCTGAATTCTGCTACATTAAATGCCATTCTTTTCTCCTGTTATGTTGTATTTATTAGACTGCACCAACAACTGTTGTGAAGTCAACACCAGTGCCTACAGCAACAAAGTTCAACTGGATGAAGTTGATAGAGCGAGCAGGCTTAATGTAGATGTCACCAACAAAACGGTTAGTATCAATAACTTGTCCAGTATTGTTTGTTGTATCACAAACCACTTTGAAGTCAGTAATACCACGGCGACCTTGTACATCTCTCAAGAATGGAGTAACTAGAGCAACAAACTGACCACGAGTGAATTCGTCATTGAATTCAAACAATGAGTATTGAGCTGCTGTTGCGATTGATTTCTCAAGAATGATGAACAATCTGCGAACATTGATTCTATCAAATGCAGATGGTTTAGCTTGTAGTGTTTTGTCTCCGTAAAGAATTGTACCTTGACCTGGGAAAGATACAACTGGATTTACACCAGCTGCATACAATGTGTCACGGTATGTCTTAGATGGATTCCATGCCAACTTGATACAATTCTTGATTGCACCACGGTTGAAACCAGCAGGTGAGAACCATGGATCTCTTACTGTATCTGTGTAAGCACATAGACCAGCAACGTCACCATTCAATGGAATCCAACGATATACATTGTTGTATTTGTCAAATTGGTATTTCCAACCAGAATCAGCAACTGCATAAGAAGTTGAACGACTCAATGCAGCCAACCAAGCAGTAATGTTTGTTGTTTCGTTACCAGCTTGATTAACAACATTAGAAGATGGTGGAGAAATGAAAGCGATACAATCAGCACGTTCATTTGCAATGTTATCAATAACGTATTGTTGAACCGTAATGTCAGCGTCACCAGTCAACACCAAAGAAATATTGATGTTTTCTTTGTTTTGGAACAAACCATATGCAGTTTCTAAGTTACCATCTGATGGTTTTGCATCTGTACCGTTAACCAATGTAACAGATTTGCTTGCGTTCAATGTAGCAAATGTTGTGCTACCAGTTTGACCCCAAGTTGCGCTTGTGTTAGCATAGTCAACAGGATCAACAGCGTAAACATACTTAGAGTTATTGAAAATAACTTGTTTATAGTAGTTTGTTGAACCATTCAATGTGGCATCAGAAGCTTTAGATACAAAAGCGTATGTCTCCAACACAGTACCTTGAGTGCCTGTGAATAAACCGCCAGCATCAACAACAACAACGTGAATCTCATCGTTTGCACCACCAGCATTTGCAACAAAATCTGATGTACCTGGTGCTGATGTGAAGTAACCTTTGTATGCCCATGCACTAAAACCTGTAGCATCAGTAACAGAGACTTCTAATGAGTTACCCATGGCACCAGGGAATCTGGCCATGAAAGCACCGTATGTATTGGAATTATTATTGTTTAGATAAGATGCCTCAAAAACGTC